ACCGTAGAAAGTTTAGGTTTAGATAATGTAGATAATACAAGTGATTTAGATAAACCCGTTAGTACGGCAACGCAAGATGCTTTGGATTTAAAACAAAATTTAATAACAAACTCTATTACGGGGTCAGGGACAACAAACTATTTACCTAAATTTACAGGTACTTCCGCTTTAGGTGATTCTTTAGTATATGACGATGGTACAAATATAGGTATAGTGGGTGATATATTAATAAAAAATTCAAATATATCTAACCAAGAAAACTTAGATGTTGACACAGGCACTCAAATTATAGCATCTATAGATTCAACATTATATACTGCCGCATTTTTTGATTATGTAATAAAAAAGGGAACAAATATAAGATGTGGAACTGTATATGCATGTCACGATGGTACTAATGTAGAGTATGCTGAAACATCAACAAATGATTTGGGTGATACATCAGATGTTATATTGGAGGTTACTAAATTAAGTTCCGAATTGTTATTAAGAGCAATGGTGTTGTCTGATGGTTGGGTCATAAAAACATTAGTGAGGGGGATATAATATATAAATAAAAAATATTTATAATAAAATAAAATAATATGTTAATATCGAATATTAGTTTTCATAGAGGACCTAAAATAGTAACGGACGGGTTAGTATTATATTTAGATGCAGCTAACCCTAAATCATATACAGGTACTGGTACTGTATGGAAGGATTTAAGTGGTAACAGTAATGATGCCACTTTGATAAATGGACCTACCTTTGATAGTGATAATGCTGGTAGTATTGTTTTTGATGGGGTGAATGATTATGTACAAGTATCACCAATAACTACAATAAGTCCCACAGGAACTATATCGTTATGGTTTAAATCTTCAATTAGTTGGGATGGGGTAGCAACCAACATAAGGTTAAGTGGGATTAACCCCACTTGGGAATTTGGGAGAACTGGTCATAATAATAGTACAGATAATGGATTTATTGCATATGATTTAGGGGGGTCAGATAACCTGTCAACAGTAACAAATTCATTTTCAAACCAACGATGGTATTGTATAACAGTTATATGGGATGTCTCAACATTAGTAAGTTCGGTATATATAAATGGGGAATTAGATAACACAGGCAACTGTTTTGATTCGAGTAGAAACGGAATCTTACAAATCGGAAGGTCACCTGGTAATACAGGCCAACTATATTCAGGTAGAATGTCAAATTACAAATATTATGATAGAGCACTCACTATTGAAGAAATCCAACAAAACTATAACGCAACCAAATCAAGATTCGAACTATAATAAACGCACAATCATGACATACGAACACAGACAATATTTAATACTTAAAACACAAGAACTCAATAAAGTCGATTTTACACAGGTTCTAGAAACATCTGCCGAAACAGTACGAAAATCGGTCGATGAAACCAAAACATTCATTAAATGGGAAAATATAGAACCTTTATTTACAAGCCAATTATATTATAAAGAAGGTCCATATACACATACCCAAATGTTAAACATACTGGCCAACGAAGAATGGACAGAAGAAATAGAAGAAATATAATATGGCAACAGTAGGACCACATATAGTAACAGACGGGTTAGTTTTAATACTGGATTCTAGTAATACAAAATCTTACCCTAAATCAGGTAATACATGGTCTGATTTAACCATAAATAATAATGATGGTACATTGGAGGCGGGTGTTGGTTTTAATGGTCTTAATCTAGGTAGTATGGCATTTAACAATATCAATGATTATATCGAAGTACCTCAATTAACCGAAATATCAACAAGTGGTACTATATCCATGTGGTTCAACCCTACTATAGGTTGGGCAGATGAGAATATAAATATGAGAATAAGTGGTCTTAATGATTCTTGGGAATTCGGTAGAATGGATAATGGAAATGGGGCCATAATATTCGATTTAGGTGAAACTAATAGTGTAACTACGACTACAACATCGTTTATAAGTAAAAAATGGTATAACCTTACAGTTACTTGGGACACAACTGCCCAAACAAGTAAAGTATATCTAAATGGCATCCTAGAAGCAACTGGAACCTATAATAATGTGAATAGAACTGGTTTATTAACAATTGGGAGGTCACCAGGTGATACAACTGAAATATTTTTAGGTAGAATAAGTACATATATACATTACTCAAGAACATTATCTAGTGATGAAATATATAAAAATTATAACGCAAATAAAGGAAGATATTTGATATTACAAGAACCTGATTTTAAAGATTGGAAAATAAATAATTCAACATCGGATAAATTTATTACACCACTTAACGACCAAACCAATATAGGATTATTTGACCCTAATACAACTAATTTATTTGGTAGTTTAGGTGCAGGTAATAAATGGTATGGTGGAGTTTTAGCACCTAACGGTAAGATATACGGAATGCCTTACTTTTCAACACAAATATTAGAAATAGACCCTATTACACAAACTACTAATTTATTTGGTGACTTTAGTGGTAGTAGTGGATGGATTGGCGGTGTTTTGACATTAAATGGTAAAATTTATACTATACCTTTTAGTTCAACACAAATATTAGAAATAGGTTCAGAAAATAAACAACCCGAAAATATGTTATTATCAAGATATTTAAATAAATTCTAAAATATGCAAAAGTTAAAAATAATAGAAAGTTACAGAAATGGACTAAATCAAAGGGGTATAGTAATATGTACTTATAAATTAGTTGAGGGAGGGGAGGCTGATTGTATAGAATTAGAATATTCGGAAGAATATCCAACGTTTGATATAGTTCAGGTAAAATAATCTGATTTTAATATATAATCTATATATTTATTATATATAACATCTTTTGGAAAATGAAAAAAGATTAAAAAACTATGGCAAACGAATTTAAAATAAAAAAAGGGCTTATTGTAAATGGTAATGTCTCTGGCTCAACCGTGTTAGATGTACAAGGTACACAAGGACAATTATTCTCCATAACAGATAACCTATCAGGTTCATTATTTTCGGTAAACGATATTTCAGGTATTCCTATATTAAACGTAAATTCTAACGGAACAACAACCCAATACGGAGACTTAATTGTTGATGGTACCTTACAAATAACAGAAACTACGCAAGGTACAACGGAAACTAACATATTATTAGTAGATTCAAATGGAAATGTAGTACAAAGGTCCGATATATCATTAACTGGTCCAAAAGGAGATACTGGAGACACTGGTTTAGCTGGTCCAAAAGGAGACCCTGGTGAAGATGCAAGTGCAAGTTATGCGGTAAACGTCATAAGTACAAATACCAACGCCATAACAGGGCAAGCTTATGTCTTTACTAGCAATGTAACATTGACACTACCTAGCACGCCCTTATCAGGGGATTGGGTAGAGATTAGTAATTTAAGTGGAACGCCAAGCCCTATAATAGCTCGTAATGGAAAAAAAATAGTAGGCATTGATGAAAATTTAACCATAGATAAAGCATATGTAGGTTTTAGATTAATATTTACAGGCGATACTTTAGGATGGACAATAATAGGACAATAAAAATAATATAAAAATATGAGTAATTTATCAGATTTATACCCTAGTGGTGGAAGTGGCGGGGGATTAAAACCTCGGTTTAAAGAATTTTTAACAAGTGGAACTTTTACCCCTACCCAAGCCTTGATAGATGCGGGAGGGATGATTACAGTTTTCTTAGTGGGTAGTGGTGGTTCTAGTAATCGTACTGACGAAGGTGGAAGTGGTGGAGAGGTGTTAGAAAGTAAAATGACGCTAACGGGTATCGCTGGTTGTAATGTTATAATTGGTGCTAGTGTCCAACGTAGCAATGGAGTAGATAGCGTCTTTAATGGAGCGAATGCAGGAGGTCAGAATATTACTGCAAAAAGAGGGGTTATAAATAATAGACAGGAACAAAGAATGGGTTCAGGATGGGGGGGGTGGGTTGATGATAACGTTATTGGTCTATCCGCTGGAAACGGTACTAATGGTTTTGGTGCTGGAGGAGGAACATCAAGTCGTGGTGGGGTAAGAGAAGGTGCGCCAAATAGCGGGCAGGGCGCTGCTCTCGACATAGCTAGCGGCAGCGGTTACTGTTTAATAACGTGGTGGGAATAAAAAAGATAGATATGGAAAATAGAGTGGCATTTATAGAAAATGGAGTGATAGCCAATATAATAAATTCTAACATGGCTTTTGCGGCAACATTGGGAGGTGAAATATTGGACGTTACGGGCTTACCCTGTGGTATTGGATACCCTGTAATAAACGGTCAGGTACAACACCCAGACACTTTACTTACTCCAGCCCAGTTACAAGAACGAAAACAGAATGAAGCTAGGGATTGGCGCAATGAAGAATTAAGTCGCCTCGATTTTATAGTACCTGTTACAGACCACCCACAGCACGCAGCTTATATTACATACAGGCAAGCGTTAAGGGATTGGCCTTCTACAACCAGTTTTCCTGATACAAAACCTGAATTGGTTTGATAAAGGTGATGGTTATATATAACTATTTGTTTGAAAAAAGTAATGTATAACAAATAATACTAAAAGGCTACACCAACGGCTATTGAAATAAATATTAAATAAATTATTGTTAAATGAAGATTTTCGTTCAAATTGCTTCTTATAGAGACTCACAACTTATACCAACAATTGAGGATATGCTTGAAAATGCTAAATATCCAAATAATTTAGTAATTGGTATTTGTCACCAATATCACCCAGATGATAGTTTTTCGGATTTATCTAAATACAAAGTAGATAGTAGGTTTAGGATAATCGATGTACTATACTCGGAATCAAATGGTGCTTGCTGGGCAAGACACCAAGTTCAACAGGTATATGGCGGTGAGGAATATACATTACAAATAGACTCACATATGCGATTTGAGAAAGATTGGGATATAACGCTTATTGATATGCTAAATGGTTTAATAGAAGACGGTATTGAAAAGCCTCTTTTAACTGGATATGTATCTTCGTTTGACCCGAACAATGACCCAGATGGTAGGGTTCGTGTTCCTTGGGAAATGTCATTTGACAGGTTTATACCAGAGGGTGCCGTATTCTTTTTACCAGATACAATACCAAACTGGGAAAAGTTGGTCAAGCCAGTTCCTGCAAGATTCTATTCAGCACACTTTGCATTTACACTAGGTATATTTAGTAAAGAAGTACAACATAATCCAGAATTTTATTTCCATGGAGAAGAGATTTCTATTGGTGTTAGAGCATATACACATGGATATGACCTTTTTCACCCACATAAAGTTATTATATGGCATGAATACACCAGAGAAGGCAGGACTAAGCAATGGGATGATGATAGTGAATGGAGTAAGAAAAATGAATTAGCACATAAAAAGAACAGGCAGCTATTCGGTATGGATGGTGAGGTTTGTGTAGATGGTAAATATGGATTTGGTGATAAAAGAACTTTATTAGACTATGAGAAGTATTCTGGATTAAAATTTGACACTAGGTCAGTTCAACAATATACACTGGATAAAAAATACCCACCGAACCCATATAATTTTGATAGTGAAAAGGATTGGTTAGGTAGCTTTACAAGAGTTTTTAAGCACTGTATTGATTTAGGATTTTCTCAAGTACCTGAGACGGATTATGAATTTTGGGTCGTTGCGTTCCACGGAACAGATGATGTGACGTTATTCAGAGAAGATGCCAATAAAGATGAGATAAAGAGAATATTATCCGATAAAGATTATTGTAAGATATGGAGAGAATTCCAGAGTTCTGAAAACCCGTCTAAATGGGTTGTTTGGCCTTACAGCACATCTAAGGGATGGTGTGATAAAATAGAAGGGTATCTATAGGATGGATATGCTAGTTTGTTAATTCTATAGTAGTAATTTATTTACGCACTTAAAGAATAAAAAATATACTTAATATTTATATTCACATATTTATAAGTAAAAGATAATTAATGGTCAACGATAAATTAATTCTAAGAGCGGTAACCAGTCCATGGTTAACACCAGTTCCAGATTTTACAAAGGGTTCAGTATTAACCCATGTAGAACTGGATAATAACCTATTATATTTAAAAGGTGAAACAATTACTACGGCAACTACTGTTTCTGGTATTGTTACATTACATAAAGTTAATGGTAAAACTATTGAGTTTAATGGAAGTGGTGCAGTATTGGATGAATATTGGGTTTCTGGCACTAGTCAAGGTTCTTTACAAACAATTATTGGTGATAATGTAGCTAGTGGCGATTATTCTATAACATATAATAAAAATAATACCGCAAGTGGTGATTATTCAACAGCAGAGGGTTTTAGAACTAGTGCAACAACTAATTCATCACATTCAGAAGGTTGGGGTACATTAGCTAGTGGTGTTGCATCACATTCTGAAGGTGTTGATACCGTAGCAAGTGGTGTAGCATCAAATGCACAGGGTAAACTTACTATTGCAAGTGGTAATTATTCACATGCCGAAGGTTATAACACAAAATCAAAAAGTGATTACTCACACGCTGAAGGTATTAATACAACTGCAAGTGGTGTAGCATCTAACGCATCTGGTAGTGGTACAGTAGCAAGTGGTGATTATTCTAATTCTTCTGGTTTTAATACACTTGCGAGCGGTAATAGTTCACACACTGAAGGTATTAATACAACTGCAAGTGGTGTAGCATCTAACGCATCTGGTAGTAATACAATAGCAAGTGGTGATTATTCTAATTCTTCTGGTTTTAATACAATAGCAAGTGGTAATACATCGAACGCATCTGGTAGTGGCACAACCGCAAGTGGTGATTATTCTAATTCTTCTGGTTTTAATACACTTGCGAGCGGTAATAGTTCACACGCTGAAGGTATTAATACAACTGCAAGTGGTGTAGCATCGAACGCATCTGGTAGTGGCACAACCGCAAGTGGGGATTATTCAAACGCATCTGGTAGTGGCACAACCGCAAGTGGTTTGATATCGAACGCACAAGGTTATAATACACTTGCGAGTGGTGTAGCATCTAACGCATCTGGTAGTGGTACAATAGCAAGTGGTAATACATCTAACGCATCTGGTAGTAATACAATAGCAAGTGGGGAATATTCTAACGCATCTGGTAGTGGCACAACCGCAAGTGGTTTGATATCGAACGCACAAGGTAGTAGCACTAATGCAAGTGGTTTGATATCACATGCACAAGGTTATAATACACTTGCGAGTGGGGATTACTCTAACGCATCTGGTACTAATACAACCGCAAGTGGTAATACATCTAACGCATCTGGTAGTGGTACAATAGCAAGTGGGGATTACTCTAACGCATATGGTTATAATACAATAGCGAGTGGAGAATATTCTAACGCATCTGGTACTAATACAACCGCAAGTGGTAATACATCTAACGCATCTGGTAGTGGTACAATAGCGAGTGGGGATTACTCTAATTCTTCTGGTACTAATACAACCGCAAGTGGTAATACATCTAACGCATCTGGTAGTGGTACAATAGCAAGTGGGGATTACTCTAATTCTTCTGGTACTAATA